TGCCGTCGTCGCCGGAGCCGTTGAGGCAATGAGGACAAACATAACCGGAAGCCTTGGCGTTGGACAAAATGCCGTGATTAGCCAATTCTTCCGGAGTGACAGATTTGATTTTTTGAACCAAATCTTCTCTGTACATAGTCATAGTAATTCCACCTTTCCTGCAAAATTAAAATGCAAATTTTAAGGAAATTTCGCCGCCGGAAAAAAAAGTCCTTTTTTTCAACAAAAAAAAAATCCCCTGCGGCGGAGACTTTTTTGTTGAAAAAATTTGCATTTTTGTGACCGACCAGAGAAGACATCGGTCAAGGCGATTAAAGCAAAGTTTTGACAAAAAGTCAAGCAAATGCAGAAAAAATTCAGTCGCATTTGATAAACTTGAACCGGGCTGTCAAATTTTTCAGGCAGAAAGCTGAGCAATCAAGCAGTCAATTTGCGCGTCATAGTGTGCTGGCATTTTCGCCTTGAAGTTCAGATAACGCGTAGTCATTTTTTCTGCGTCAGTCATTAAATCACTTCATTTCATCAAATATATATCCAATTTTTCTTTTTCGGACAAAGATTTATAAATTTTGTTGATTTTTTCAGCGTCAATGCTCAAAACATTGTCCAACATCTTTTGAAAAAGTTCTTGATTCTTTGTCACTTAAATCACCTTCAATTTGCAGGAATCAACCGCGCTGTAATAAAGTTGCAAAGCGTCGGCAAGCTTTGCGCGGTAAAGATGCAAAAATTTTTCCTGCGCCTCCTTCAAGATTTTATATTCTTCCTTGCCGAAGAGTTCCGAATGGTTGAACAAAAAAAATATTAAATTCATCTCAATTTTGTCGCAGTCTTTATTGAGGTTTTCAATTTTCTTAATCAGCTTTGAAACATTATCAAAATCTTTGATTGTGGAATCGCTGAGCATTTAAACATCTCCATTCAATTTATTGAGCCAAGAAGCATCCGGCGTGAAGTGCGGCAAAAAATAATTTTCGGTCGTCGAGTGCGAAAATTTGCCGTCGATGTAGTGTTCAGTGACTTTGTGACGCTCCAGAAGTCTGAAAGTGCCGAAGCCGCAAATTTCGCAAATTTTTTTACGCCGAAGTTCACTTTTCAAAATGTCAAAAAATTTTTCAAGCACGTCCTCAACATCGCCATCGCTGCAGGCAGTTTCGCCGGCAATTTGTTTCAAAATTTTATTGTCAAGCATATAATCACCTACAAACCAAAAAAGTCAATTCTGCATTGGTCGGAACAAAATTTGGCGCCTGAAAATTGCGGTCGGAAACTTTTTCTGCAAGCAAGACACCTGCCCGGGATTATCGGCTCAATAAACAAAGTCGGCGCAAGTTTTTTGACAGGCTGACAGTTTGCATTTTTTTTGTCAAGGTTGAATTGATAATAACAACCATAACTGCAAAATTTCTGCAAGTGATGCGTCGGCACAAATTCAATTCCGCATTGCGGACAAATTTTCATGTCGTCACCTACAAAGTCAAAGGCTGAACATTGTACATAACTTGATTGAGTTTTGTGCAAAGCTGAGCCATGTAATTTTGACCGTCCTCGAGCTTATCAAAACTTTTATGCACCATGTATTTTACTTCGCCATTTTGCAGGTAAGGCACAAAAACAACATAACTTGCAGGTTGCTTATATTTGTCATTTTCTTTGGTCTTAGAAAGCGCAAGTGTTTTACCTGTTTTGAGGTCGACAATGCGCATATAATTTTTTTCACAAAGCCACATATTAACATCCTCCGACAAAACCTCTGACTTCGCAAATTCTGCCTTCAATCTTGCAAAGGTCGGCGTAAGTCAATTTCCCTTCCTCAAAAAATTTCCACAAATTATCAATGTTACAAGTTGCCGCCCTGTAACACCAATTATGGACAGTATATTTTTTCTTGTTTTCATCTTTGTAAATTTGGCGATAAAGTTTTTGATATTGCCTTTTAGGTTCTTTTGCACATTCAGGCGAACAAAATTTTTGACTGTGATGCGTCGGCACAAATTCTTTACCGCAAATCGGACAAATTTTTTTCATTTCAAAACCTCCTACAAAAAAAGTCGCAATTTGCATTGGACTTTTTCGGCGCATTTTACATTTTTACATTTTCAGGAATGGAGTTTATTCACCTCACTTTACAAAAAATACAAATAAACACATCGCGCCAAATATATTCACAATCACGGACTTTGTAAACTGATGGACTTTTTAAACTGTTTTTAAAATTAAAATCTTCAGGAGGTGATTCACTTCCTTTCAAATAAATTAGTTGAACAGGTCATTTTGCCGTGATTGATTGAATTCAAATTTTCCGCCGTTGCCTTAAAGTTTGGTCGCCGACAAACTTCAACCACTCAATGCGATCAATCGGCTTGTGGTGGTCTTTTTGCCAAACCAAAAAATCTTCAACCATTGTTGCAAAGATGAACTTCCAATTCTCAAAGTCATTGCAAAGGCACATCCAGAAATTTCTTTCTGCGGGCGAAATGCAACTCATGGCCGCAACATCGTTGTGAAAGGTCAAAAGGCTTGTCGATTTCAATTCAGCTTTAAAAAATTCAAACATAAAATTACCTCCAAAAATAAAGAACAGCCGAACATTCATTGACATAAAATCTTTCAGCCTTCCAGCCTTGAAATTTTTTCAGTTGCAGTGCGATGAAGTCTTCAAGATTGGCGGTATTGGTGGCAGTAACTTCAATCAAGCGCATATTTCATCACCTTTCATAGCGCAAAATTTTTCAATAACTTTATCGAAAGTGACAGGTTTGGTGGCTTGTTCGAGGAAAGTGTAAAAAGCGTCGCGGCGAATGTGTCGGCAAATCAAAAATTCACTGGTCGCCTTCCTGAACTTCAAGACAAAGTAGGCATTATCGCCGAAAGTAGTTGAATGCAACATTTTTTTAGTAATCAGTAGTCAGAGGTCAGATTTCTGATAACTGATTTCTGACTACTGATTTCCTCCTTGCTAAAAGTTGTCGGTATCGAGTGAGCCGAGCATAGCGACACCCCATGCCAGCGTTGCAAAAATCGGAATGACATTTGCTTTGCTTTCAATAATCAAATGGCAGACAAAGACCGTGAGCAAAACAGCCGCCATGATAAACAAAATTCTTTCAACATTCATAAAAAAAACTTCTCTCCTGTCATTGGTATCTGCGAAAAAATATATCATAATAAGCTGAAAATTTTCTGTATTTTTGAAGAAATTTTTAAGTAGTCAGAGTAATCAGTAGTCAGAATTTTGCTGCCCTCTGCCAACTGACCTCTGACTACTAAAAAAACAAAAAAAAAGTCCCCGACAAGTCAAAAGACCTGTCGAGGAAAATTTTTCAGAAGTCAGTACAGAGTAATCAGAAGTCAGTACAGAGTAATCAGAAGTCAGTACAGAGTAATCAGAAGTCAGTACAGAGTAATCAGAAGTCAGATTCTGACAACTGATAACTGACTACTGACAACTGACTACTGATTTCTGTAAAGTTTGTTTTCGATGATGTCAATGCGTTTTTCAAGTGCAAGGACATTTCTGCTTAAATCTTTAATTGAATTTGTAAGTTCATGCAGTGACTTTCTGCCTTCAAAAAGCAGCCAGAAGACCAAGATTGCACTGAAGCCGTTGTTGGCGATTGAGTTTAAAATTATGTCTTCCAAATCAATCACCTACTTACTCAGATTTAACATACAGTGTTATAGTCGTAAGCGGATTATTGATATGGAAAGGTCTGTGGTTTTTATCGGCGTAGATATTGAGCTGATAACCTTTGCCGGGTTCAAATTCATTAACCGCGCCCTGCGTCGGATCATAGTACATTTTTGAATCGTCATATTTCAGCAAACGCGCAAGAACAACCGATTTCAAATCCTTCCAATACAAAGCCGACATTGGCAAGCGTATAGTGTAAGTGTTGGTGCATTCTTCGAGGCTTGTATCAAGAACAGGATAATCACTTCTGTCAATAATGTCGGGATTGATGCCCCAAAGGCAATTAACTTTATCACTGCCGTTTTTGAAACAATATCTGTCATTGTCTTTAACTTCAAATTCAGCATAATAATTATTGGCTGCCTCATATTCGCGTCCTTCGCACCACATCAAAGTTGAATCATAATTTGACCAATTCAAGTCTTTTGCATCAATCCAATTATCTGTGAAAGTCGGATAATCTGCGAAATCAAGCGAAGGTATTGCCAATTTCTTTTTATTGCAGGTAATTGACAGGATAATATTATTGGTAGTATTGCCTGTCCACGCAGTATTTGCAGTGTCTTTCAAGCTGAAAGTAGTGGTGTAAGTGCCGGGATCGGTTGCGCGTGTATCGCCGTCAATTTCGATAAAATCAGCGTCGAAGTTGTTAAATTCAAAAATATGCTCGGTGCCGTCATATTCCCAATTTGCAGTATTCTTTGTAACTTTAGTCAAATACAGTTTTGTAAT